AAACTGATGAAGATGATTTGATTGGACACTACGCTCTGGTCGATGGTCGAACTGTTTGGCAGGACGGCCCAGTTACTATGGCGATGGAACGTGGTGCAACTCTTCTTCTTGATGAAGTTGACCTTGCATCAAATAAGATCATGTGTCTCCAGCCTGTACTGGAAGGAAATCCACTTCTCATTAAAAAAGAAGGTAGGATTGTTCGTCCTAAAGCTGGGTTCACAGTCATGGCGACTGCAAACACTAAAGGTAAAGGTTCTGAAGATGGTCGGTTCATTGGAACTAACATTCTGAACGAGGCCTTCCTTGAAAGATTTCCTATCACAATGGAACAAGAATATCCTTCAATGTCAGTTGAGAAGAAAATTGTCACTAAGTTGATGACAAATCTTGGATGTCTTGATGAAGAGTATGCTGGGAAACTGGTTGACTGGGCAGATCTGATTCGTAAAACCTTCTATGATGGTGGAGTCGATGAGATCATTGCGACACGTAGATTGGTTCACATCATCCATGCATTTGCAATCTTCAAAGATAGAATGAAGGCAATTCAAATGTGTACTGCAAGGTTTGATGAACAAACCAAAGAAACTTTCATGGACTTGTACTCCAAGTTAGATGAAACAGTTTCAGTTCCTTCTGATGAAGAAGAGGAATCTTCAGAGAAAACTGAAGAAGAAACAAATCAACCTTTTTAGAGGTTATAGATAATATAGGGTGTTGTTCGGGAGGGCAACATCCTATTGTCATATCTAGTGAATTATAATGGAGAATTATGGAAGTTAAAATTGGAATAGAAGAACTCCGAAAAAAAAGAATAATGGTATGCACTCCAATGTATGGTGGAATGTGTTCTGGATTATATTCTAAAGCTTGTGCAGATCTATCTACACTTGCAACAAAATATGAAATGGATGTAAAATATTTCTATCTGTTTAATGAATCTTTGATTCCAAGAGCAAGAAATTATTTGGTTGATGAATTTATCAGAGATGAAAGATATACTCATTTGATGTTCATTGATGCAGATATACATTTTGATCCAAATGATGTTTTGACTTTGGCTGCATTGGATAAAGATATTATCGGTGGGCCATATCCAAAGAAATGTATTGCGTGGGAAAAAGTAAGAGCTGCAGTTGATGCAGGATTTGCAGATGAAGATCCTACTATTCTGGAAAATTATACAGGGGATTATGTATTCAATCCAGAAGAAAATACTCATAAAATTAGTGTAACTGAACCAGTTGCTGTTCTTGAAATTGGTACTGGTTTTATGATGATTAAAAGACAAGTATTTACGGATTTTGCAGAAGCATATCCTCAATTCAAATACACACCAGATCATAATCGTTCAGAAAATTTTAAGGGTGATAGAGACATTCATGCGTTTTTTGATACTGTAATTGATTCAAAGGCTTATTTGGGTGATATTTCTGGTGAAAGTAATCGGTATCTTTCAGAAGATTATTTCTTCTGTCAGTTTGTTCGGAGAATTGGTTATAAGATTTTCCTATGCCCATGGATGAAAATTAGTCATATGGGTGCATATAATTTTAGTGGATCAATGCAAACTCTGGCCAATCTAGATTTTGCTGGTCATGGCATAGACAATGAAACAAGGGTGAAAGACTTTGAAAAACGCAGACGAAAAATCAAACAAGCAAATAAGAAGAAACGTAAACAATAAGATTGATTACGTATTTGATGAAGACGAATATTTGACTGAAATTTGGGATGCAATAGACAAAACCTATTCTTCTCATTATGCTCAAAACAAAGTCCAATCAACAGAATTTATTGCAGATGCAGGACATGGTGAAGGGTTCTGTATCGGTAATATTATTAAATACGCTCAAAGGTATGGTAAGAAGGGTGGATTTAATAGAAACGACTTGACAAAAGTCGCTCATTATGTTATTATTATGTTATACCTACATGATAATTTTTATAAACGTGAATCTCAAGGAGATCAATATGAAGTTAAGTGAAAACACAGTAGGATTTTTGAAAAACTATGCTACTATAAATCAAAGTTTGGAATTTCGTGAGGGAAACCTTCTTAGGACTGTTTCTCCACTAAACACTATTCTCGCCTCAGTAGAGATTAGTGAGGACTTCCCAAAGACATTTCCAATTTACGAATTGAATCGTTTTCTTGGAACTTTGTCTCTGTTTAATGATCCAGATTTGGATTTTGCAGAAGAAGGTGTAACTATTTCCGATACTTCTCATGAAGCACAATATCGATATTGTGGGAGTAGTTCAATGTTCCAAACTCCACCAGAGAAAGATATATCCTTTCCAGATCCAGATGTTGAATTCACTCTTGAAAAAGATGTATTCAAAAAGACCATTAACGCTGCAAACACTCTTGGACTTCCAGAAGTGGTTGTAGAAGGTAATGGAACTGAAACACGATTAGTTGTATCCGATACTGGAAACACAACTTCAGATCGTTTTTCAACTGGTGTCGGCCCTACCGATAAAACCTTCAGAATGATCTTCAAGACTGAAAACTTGAACAAGATTATGGAAGGTACTTACGAAGTGAAACTGTCATCCAAACGTATTTCTCATTTTAAGAGAACAACAGATTCGTTACAGTATTGGATTGCCCTTGAACAGAATTCTACTTTTGAGGGATAAGTTTAATTTCATTATGAAAGGTTTTTTGATATGGATAATTTTTTGTGGGTTGAACGATATCGGCCCAAGACCATCAATGATTGTATTTTATCTAGTACAATCAAGGGAACACTTAACGATCTAGTTAAGGAAGAACGAGTTCCCAATCTCATGTTCACTGGCCCTGCTGGAGTTGGTAAGACAACTGTGGCCAGGGCAATCTGTGACATGACAAATTCTGATTATATTATCATCAATGGTTCTGATGAGGGTAGAATGATTGACACTCTCAGAACTAAAATGACACAATTTTGTTCTACTATTTCCTTACAGGGTGGTAGAAAAGTTGTGATTATTGATGAGGCAGACTATATGAATCCAGATTCGGTTCAACCGGCTATGAGGGGATTCATTGAAAAGTTTGCAGAGAATTGTTCTTTTATATTCACTTGTAATTACAAGAATCGTATAATTGAACCTATTCATTCTCGTTGTGCAGTTGTAGATTTTACTTCTCCAAAAAGTGAGAAACCAGAAATTGCATTTGAGTTTATGAATAGATGTGATCATATTCTGAATAGTGAAAATGTCAAATATGATAAAAGAGTTATTGTTGAACTGATCAATAAACATTTTCCAGATTTTCGGAGAGTGTTAAATGAGATGCAACGATATTCTACATCTGGCACTATCGATTCTGGAATTCTTGCAAATATGGGAGAATTGAATCTTAATGCATTGGTTACGGCCTTAAGAGAAAAGAATTTTCCTAATATGCGACAATGGGTCACATCAAATGTCGATAATGATCCTGCATCTGTGTATCGTAAGATCTATGACAAATTGTATGAAGTTGTCGATAAAGGTTCTATTCCTCAAGCAGTCTTAATTATTGCAGATTATCAGTATAAATCTGCATTTGTTGCAGACCAAGAGATTAACTTGGTTGCTTGCCTGATAGAGTTGATGGCAGAATGTGAGTTCTCATGAGCCCTTTTGAATTCATAAATCAAATCAATCATGGGAAGAAGAATCTCATAGATGAAACACCAGAGTTAGAGAAAGATTACAAACCTTTTATTGTAAATAGAGGGTTAAGTTTTAATCATGATACTGCATTGTATGCAAACGAAATGAATTTTCGTCATCATGCAGACTACAAACTTCAATTCGACTTTTTTCTAAATAGTATTAGACCTAAGAAAAGATATGGTAAATGGTTAAAGAGAAAAAAAGAAAATAATGAAACTCTTGATCTAATTAGGAGTTATTATAAGTGCAATTATGAAAAAGCGAGAGATTATGTTACCTTGCTTGATGATTCGCAACTGGACATTATTAAACAAAGAATTGATAAAGGTGGAGTGAAAGGAGCAACATGAACGATACACTCATCGAAGCGATGGTTGAAGTGAAGTTGAACGAGCCCGATGATTTCTTGAAAGTACGAGAAACCTTAACACGAATCGGAATCGCATCACGTAAAGAAAAGACTTTATTTCAATCATGTCATATCCTGCACAAGCAGGGAAAATACTACATAGTACATTTTAAAGAACTTTTTGCATTAGATGGTAAAACTACTAATTTTACAGAAAACGATACTGCCCGAAGAAACAGTATTGCAAATCTACTCTCAGAGTGGGAATTGATTAAATTAGTAAATCCAGATAAATCGGCAGAACCTACAGTTCCATTGAGCCAGTTAAAGATTCTATCATTCAAAGAAAAGGATGAATGGGATTTAACTCCAAAATATAATATTGGGAATAAGAGAGATGCCGATGAGAATGACGAATGACCTTCTATTTTATAAGTTAGATCCAGAGGTAAAAGAACCTCTCCGAGCCACAGAAGATTCGGCTTGTTTTGATTTACATTCTTTTATGCCAGAAGATTCGTTAGTAAAAGTATTCATAAATCACCAAGACGAAGACATAGAGGTTAGAGAAAGAAGAGTAGTAAAGGGAAGAGTACAAATTAATTCAACAGAACGAATTCTAGTTCCTACTGGATTGATATTTGATATTCCTAAATCACACTCAGTTCGTTTATATCCAAGATCAAGTCTTGCATTAAAACAAGGATTGACTCTTGCAAACAATGTGGGAATTATTGATTCTGATTATGTGCAACCAGTTTACATGATGATATACAATATAAGTGGATATCAACAATTCGTAAAGAACGGAGAACGCATATGTCAGGCGGAGTTAGTTCGGGAGCAACCATCTGTATTAATGGAAGTTTATGAGCAACCCGAAAGAAAAACTGATAGAGATGGAGGCTTCGGTTCAACAGGAAAGGGATAAATTTGGTTTATATTTTGGAGAAATGGACAGTTGCCTCCGTTCAAGTAGTATATTATATTCCAGATTATTTGAGTATAGTAAACGAATTTGTATGGCAGACAGAAGACCAAAGACCGAAATATCCAAGAATAACTGAATTTCTTGATTATTGGGATAAAAACATTGACGGCCCAATCAAAGAAGTTTTTATATATGATCATGATGAACATAATATAAGAAAAGTTGACAGAAGATTCAAAATGAATTGATATGAAACCTTTGATAATTGACAATTTTATTGACCAACAATCTTTCCAAAATTTAAAAAATACAATGCTTGGAGATAATTTTTGTTGGAATTATAATCAAGCAATAGATTATGCAGATGATAAAGATAAATTTCAATTCACTCATAGTTTTTATAAAAAGTCTGGCCCAAGTTCTTTCTTTTACGATACAATTACTCCTGTTTTACGAAGAATAAAATATAAAGAATTATTTCGGATAAAAGCAAATTTACTTACCAGAACATCAAAAATAGAACCAAATACATTTCATACAGATATACAAGGAAATTGGGGTGTGATACCATACATCACTTCAATTTTGTATTTAAATACAAATGATGGATATACAGAATTTGAAGATGGAACAAAAATTGAAAGTATTGAAAATAGATGGGTTTCATTTCCAGAAGATACAAAACATCGTGGCACTTCTTGTACAAATGAAAGAGTTAGAGTAGTGATTAATTTCAATTATTTAACTTGACATTTTTGTTAAAACTTAGTATAATGGTATAAAATGGAGTATAAATAGTGATGGAAACAAAATATAAATTATTAGTGAAAGAAGGTAGTTATGCTGAAAACTCACTAATAAAATTGATTTGGATTGTTTTAAAACATCGAGCCACACATTTCCTCAAAGGAGAGGGTTGGCACGATTGAGGTTGTCCATAGTGGAAACCTTAAACTTACCCATCGCCCGTGCTAGGGGATGGGGATTATTTTATAACCTTGCTTTATATAAGGAGGCAATATGGTACAATTAGCACATCATTCCCATTTCACAGCAGGTGATCTTGAACG